TGGGCCGCTGATGTCTAGCTTTGGGTAAGCTGGAAGCGCTTCTACGTACCAAGGTTTTGCCATCACACACCGCCAGTCTTGCAGGCAACCCTGCCACTAGGGTATGTAAGAGGCTCTCCCCCAACAAAGGCGCAGTCTTTGCGGAATAGCTCCCGTTCGTGTTCGACGGAGAAATAGACAGCTGCCCAAGTCAAAAGTCCAACAGCCAAGCAAATGCCGATACTTGCCATCATTGCTTTTAGCATCACACCACCCCCAATCGCAACTCAACCAGCCCGCGCATTGCCTCGTCTGAGGCTTCCTTGACCTTCCTAGCGTCTTCCAAAAGCTGCGGCGGGCAGTCTGGGGCGAATTCCAGCAGCTTGACCATCTTGGCTGCGTCTGTGTTGTTTCTGGCCCATTCTTGAGCCGCTATTACTGCTAAATCGTTCATTGCGAGTTCCTTGGATTATTCGCGGTTTGCCCATTGCGGGCGGGGGGGGGGTTAGATTGCGATTACTGCGACCTTCAAAGCCGGTCCGAGTGGAACCGTGAAGTATTCCGTGGTGTTGGCGTCCATTTGCAGGCTGGTGATTAGGGCAGTCGGGGTGCCTTCACCGACCAATACAGCGCAAGCCGTATCAGTGCGCAGCCGGATAATGCCGGTTTTTGCGCTCAGTGCATTGGCTGTTGCGGCACTTGCACCAGCAATGGTTACATTCTGCGTGGCAATAGGCGGCATCTGCACCGCTGGCAGCTTGTTCCCCCCGGTGTCTGTTCCAAGGTAGATGAATTCCGTAATATTCAAGTTTGCCATCTAGGCTCCTTTTGTTTCGTTATCCATCCTGCTTGGGGACGCTTGGCTTCACAGCCTCGGTGGAATTGGCTATTTTACCTTAACTGGTGGCCCCGTGGTACCGCGCCACGTACTCGCATCAGGGTTTTACCCCTGTTCAAGGTTTCGAACCTTGTCCTTTACCAAATCTCGGCCAGCGAGCGGGAATCGAACCCGCGTGACCGGCTCGAAAGGCCAGTGTCCTACCGCTAGACGAACGCTCCAAATTGGCGCGCGGTCGACCCGTGGGAACGCTTCCGCGAGGAAGCGGTCGCCCCATGCGGTGCGCCTGTCGACCACCGCAACCTATCCGTCAGGCGCCCACGCACCAAGACCAGTCAGGAGACTGGTGTGACGTCCTGGCGGCTGGCCAACGGCGGGGGCCACGAGTCGTCGCAGGTTCGTTTATGCGACCGCGTTGAGCGTTTGGCAAGACTTTTTTGCTTTTTTGCGAAGTGCCAGAAAGGTGCTGCGCGATTGACATTCGTCGCGTCGGACAAACGCGCAACTCGCCGTCGCGAGAGTCAGGCGACTGCGAACGCTTCCCAAGCGTCGCGCCAGCACTGAGGCAGGTCGGCCCACGGCGCACCGAAGAAGAACGGGTCCGTGGCGAGGTGCTCTTCGTACGCGACATGACCAGGGGTC